GGATGGCTGATGAGATTCAAGACGCTATTAGTGAGGAATTGGGTGTACAACCAATTATGATTGATAGTCAGTTATTATCAGCTCAGAGAAGAAAACGTCTGTATTGGACGAACATACCAAATATCACACTTCCTGATGATAAAGGATTATTAGTGAAAGATGTTATCTGTTATGATCCAGATTTAGTTAAATACTTTGATGACAGAATCAGGAATACAATGATTAAGTGTGAGAATTACATAAAATATGATCTTGGTGGCAAAGGTCATTATTCGCAACAGGACAGGCTGTACTTTTTAGATAAGAAAGCTCCAACAGTGCCACGTTGCAGAACAGAAACAAAATTCAATGTTTGGCTTGGTGGAGAAAAATATAAAAAGACATGTCCATTAGAGATTGAACGACTTCAAACACTTCCAGACAATTATACGGAGTTTGGAATGGATGAGAGTGGCAATGTAAAAGCAATGCCTAAGACAAGAAGGTTTGAAGCAATTGGCAACGGATGGACTGTTGATGTTATAGCTCATATTTTGAGTTTTATGAAGTTGTAACAGAGAATAACATAATAGGAAGG